TACTAGAGCGGAAACGCAAATGGACACCCGTGCAGACAACTGCCGGTACATGCAAAGCGGGCGCGGAGGAAGCAATCTACCGTGCTCTTGCATTGCGTCATATGGAACTACCTGTGGGAGATTTTATCAGTCATGCCCTCGATCATGAAGTACCAGCGTTGGCACGCGAAGTATTGGTGTCAAACGTCAAGGACGAAGAAAACCACGACGTCGCACTTGGTTACATCGCCAATGCTTACGGTGTTGATCCGCAAGCTGAGAAAGAAGCCCTTCGGCTTAAAACCGCTTGGGAAGCACATCCAGATCATACGATCACGAAAGCGTTGGTTGCCGAACGTGCGATTTTCTTCGTTCTTCTACCATTCTTTAGGTTTAATGGTGACGCTGGTATGAGAACCGTTTCAGCGGATATCTCCAGGGACGAACAAATCCATGTGGCGGTTAACTCACTGGCACACACCGAGCTGGGTTACAACATCAGCCCCTCCCTGGACAAGCTTCGCAAAGCCACCATTAACTGGGTGATGCAGCCACTAGGTATAAATACTGTGGACAAATATCTGGACAAAAAATTTTGGCTAGATTCTAGCGATCGGCTAATGTATGAGGGCAAGGCTCCTCAGCTTGCTGAAACTAAATCTGCTAGAATGCCTGCCTTCTTCGAGCATAGCAATGTCAACCTCCCCCAATATGCTTGAGGTTCTTGGGATGAACTCCCGTGGACTTATTCATGCATTAGAAGAATCCTTTCCACCCACAAACCCTACACCTGACGATACAATGGAAAAAATTATGTACCGATCTGGTCAACGTAGTGTCGTTGAGTGGGTCATTAAATATATGGAAGAGAACTGATGGCTAAAGATTTTATTAAACGCTTCGGCGGCTCTGGCGGTATGGTTGGTCAAGCGTCTATCGAGCGGGCGCAGAAAGCTGGAATGTCTATCAGCCAAATTAAAAAAGCACTCAGTTCACAAGGTATTGGCACCGGTACAAAGGCAACAGAATTTCTTGCAGCTGGTGGAAAGACTTTGACACCTTCAGGTGCAGGTCCAACTGCCTTCACGCAGCAATTTGATCAAGGTAACCTTGCGGCTAATCTAAAAGTTCTTGGCACCCAAGGCGGTGGTATTGGTATTCAAGGTTATAAAGACCTTGTTTCAATGGGTCACTCCCCATACCAACTTCAAGAGGCTGTTAAAGAGGCATCCACAAAAGGATTGAGAATTGGCACCGACCTTGAGACTTACTTTAGGTCAGGTACTGACCCTAGAGAGGCACGGGCTTTTGAAGATAAAAGGAATGATCTTTATCAACAGGAAATAGATCAAACCATGGCTGACGCTGAAGCGCTGCGAACACAGATGGCGGATCAATTTAGGATCCAACAGCAAGCTGCTGAAGAGCGTGCTAAAGCGGCAAAAGAAGCACAACGTATGCAAATGATCCGCGAACGTGGCGCTGGAAGAGCGTCTGATCTGCAGATTCAGGGGGCTGCCTCTGCTCCTAGAGGGAGGGGTGGTTCTACTGGGTTCCGCCGTCGGCAAGATCAATTCCGGATCAGTCCTTATAAAGGAGTCGGCATCGGCGGAGGCGCCATCGGCGCTATTGCAAAGGGTGTAGCAAACAAAATGGTTAACATCTAATGACAGCTAGACAACGATACGACAGATTGTCTTCAGACCGTTCCCAGTTTCTAAACTCTGCTAGACAAGCAGCAGATCTAACTTTACCTTATCTCATTCGGGATGATGAAAGCACTACCAAAAGCAACCTGAGGCTGCCACAACCCTGGCAGTCAACTGGGGCTAAGGGTGTGGTTACGCTTGCAAGTAAACTAATGCTTGCTCTGCTCCCACCACAAACTAGCTTCTTTAAGTTGCAGGTAAATGACATCAATCTTCCTGAAGAACTTGGTCCACAGATTAGATCAGAACTTGACTTGTCATTTGCCAAGATTGAACGTACCATCATGGAGTCCATCTCGGAATCCGGTGATCGTGTTGTCGTTCATCAGGCATTGAAGCATTTGGTTGTTGCTGGTAATGCTCTTATCTTTATGAGTAAGGATGGGCTCAAGCTCTATCCTCTCAACCGCTATGTGGTAGATAGAGATGGCAACGGTAACGTTATTGAAATCGTAACAAAAGAAACAATCTCGAAAAAATTAGTCAAAAAATTTTACCCCGATTTCAAGCAAGAGGGTGTGGTAGATGACACTACTATGCCAAATGATGAATGTGTTATTTACACCCACGTCACGCGGGACAACAACCGCTGGGTGTGGCACCAGGAGCTGGACGGAGTAATCCTTCCTAGGTCCATGGGTAAGGCACCCATTGACGCTAACCCCTGGCTTGTGCTACGATTCAACCACGTAGACGGAGAGGTCTACGGACGTGGTAGGGTTGAGGAGTTCCTCGGTGACCTGAAGTCACTTGAAGCTCTGTCACAAGCCATCGTTGAAGGCAGCGCAGCAGCTGCTAAGGTAGTGTTTACTGTCAGCCCAAGCAGTACCACCAAGCCCCAGACACTTGCCAAGGCAGGTAACGGTGCTATCATTCAGGGACGCCCTGAGGACATTGGTGTGGTACAGGTTGGGAAAACAGCTGACTTCTCCACTGCATATCAGATGATCGGGTCACTGACTCAACGTCTGAACGAAGCTTTCCTGATCCTCAACGTGAGGGACAGCGAACGCACCACAGCGGAAGAGGTCCGTATGACACAACTTGAACTGGAACAGCAACTCGGAGGGCTCTTCTCCCTGCTGACTGTTGAGTTCTTGGTTCCTTATCTCAATCGTAAGCTGAACATTGCACAGAAGACTGGAGAGATCCCCCGCCTTCCCAAAGGTGGTGTGGTACGCCCGACAATCGTGGCTGGTATCAACGCCCTGGGTCGTGGTCAGGATCGCGAAAGCCTTGCACAGTTCCTTACTGTCTTGGCTCAGACTCTTGGTCCTGAAGCTATTGGTCAGTTTGTCAACCCTGATGAAGTTATCAAACGTCTGGCTGCAGCATCCGGTATTGATGTTCTCAACCTTGTGAAGAGCATGGAAGAGAAGCAAGCTGAGCAACAGCAACAGATGGCACAACAGCAAGAGATGATGGCAATGCAACAGCAACCACAACTTGCTGCTATTGAACAGAAACGTGAGCAAGCTGCAATGCAAGCTATGGCTCAAGAACAACAAGCTATCCCACCCCAATAATTTATGGCTGAAACATTTACGATGAACGAAACACCTGCTAATCCTGAGATTCTTAACTCGGATGAGAAAGACTCCCTGGCGGTTGCTGAGTCTCTTGAGGGTGGAGAGCAACCGCTGCTTGCTGGTAAGTTTAAAGATCCGCAAGCCCTTGAACAAGCTTATGTAGAGCTTCAGAAAAAACTTGGAGAGCCCCGTGATGAAGTACAAACCACCGAAGACGCGGGCGAGCCAGCAGAGGAAGAGCCTGCAGAAGAAAGTGAAGAACTCAACAGTGCAGAAAGTCTTAGTGAAGAACAAGCTGAGTACCTGATGGACATGGTTGGTGGAGACAAAGCCTATAAGTCTATGATTGACTGGGCTGGTCAAAACTTCTCCAAAGAAGAGGTCTCCATGTATGATGGTGTTATGGAATCAGGTGATCCCAACGCTATTTTCTTTGCTGTGCAGGCACTCCAAGCACGTTACAATGATAACGTAGGATCAGACGGTCAGCTCTTGACTGGCAAGGGTGCAGAAAACACCGACGATTCATTCAAGAGTCAGGCTGAGCTGGTCGCAGCCATGAGCGATCCTCGCTATGATCGTGACCCGGCGTATCGGCAAGACCTGATGCGTCGTCTTGAAAACTCTGATGTATCATTCTGATGACTGCTGTAACTGAAGACAGGGGTCGTCTGAACCTCTACGCAAAAGAACCACCTATGACTATTATGGACGTAACTGAAACCCACAATGAAAAGGCTGAGAAGCTTAATGGTCGTCTTGCTATGCTGGGCGTCATGGCGGCTATCGGTGCCTATGCAATCACTGGTCAAATTATCCCCGGAGTCTGGTAATGCCACAAGGTAAAGGAACATACGGTACGAAGAAAGGTCGTCCCCCTAAGAAAGGAGGACGTGGTGGCAAGTAAAGCTGCAAACAAAAAGAAAATGAAAATCAAAGGTGCCGACGGCAAAGCTTGCTGGAAAGGTTACCGATATGCCGGTACAAAAAACGGCAAAGACAAATGTGTCAAATCTAAGTAAACCCTATTAACTAATCATGAAATCTATTATTGCTTCCGGTCTCCTCCTCGGCATGGCACACGGTGCCGCTATCGCTGGTCCCTACGCAAACATTGAAGCCAACTCTGGTTTCTACGGTTCCGACTATACTGGAACTGCTACCGATGTTCACGTCGGTTATGAAGGGGCTAACTGGTACGTCCAGGGTGGTCCTGCTCTGCTGGCACCTGATGGTGGTGACGGTGATGTCGAACTGTCTGGCAAAGCCGGTGGTTCTTACAGCGTGAATGATGCGCTGTCTGTCTATGGTGAAGTCTCTTTCATCACTGGTGACGACGATAACGGTTATGGTACCAAGGTGGGTGCCAAGTATAAGTTCTGATTTATACAGCCCGCCACTGGATGTGAGCCTTGGGCGGGCTTTACAAAGTGCTCAAATACATAAGACTGTAAACGTAACCGCACTTTTAAATGACCGCTATTCTTTCACAACGGCAGTCTCGCTCCACCTGGGAGGAGTTCTGCCAGTGGGTGACGTCCACTAACAACCGTCTTTATGTAGGCTGGTTTGGTATCCTTATGATCCCAACTCTGCTAGCCGCTACTATTTGTTTTGTAACTGCCTTCGTGGCAGCACCTCCTGTAGACATCGATGGAATTCGAGAACCAGTCGCAGGCTCCCTCCTCTACGGAAACAACATCATATCGGGAGCCGTCGTTCCGAGCAGCAATGCCATC